TAATTCCAGCGCGGGTTTCAAGCTCGGAGTAACTTTCATTTCCTCCCGCTGTTTTTGCACTGAAACTTGCAATTTGTTCAAAAAAAAAGCGGAAACAGGATAAGCAATATAAACAGGCATTTTCATCACTTCATTATTCGCAATGTTTTCAATTTCTTTTCGGGCCTCAATTTCACGATCTCTAAACTTTCCTTTATAAATCATTGAGGCAAGCATCAAAGGTATTTTTTCGCAAAAGTTTGTTTTGTCGTTTGAAATAGTTTTTTCAAATATTTCCATGCACCCATAATTCATTAATCCGGGATCAATTGAGGTTTTATAAATATTATCCCCGCATTTAAATTCTTTTGGGCAGCTCCATTCATCCTTATCTAATTTTGTTTCTAAAATAAAATTATAAGCGGGAGCCGCTATTTTTGTAATTAATTCAAAAGGTAAATCTAATAATTCAGATTTCTCCAAAGTTGAAACAATTGCGGCAAGGGTTACCAAATCTTTTTCATTTTCCCCTGAGGCCCAAGCAAGCAAATCAATTGTTTGGCCTACGGTTAAATCTTCCCAACTTCCAGCAATTAAAATTGTTTTTCCGTTTAATTCAAATGGTAAATTCATAAATATAAATTATCTTTTTCCGGGTGAGGTAATTATTGAATCTTTTGTTTTTTTTCCAAGTAAACCAACAACCGCGTATCTAATTGCATCCAAGGCATGATTAAAACGGTCTACAGGTTTATTAATTGTTTTTCCTAATTTATCAACTTGCCAAATGTAATTCTTTATTTCTTTTTGAATGTTTGGGCTCCTTACTAAATAAATTGGATATTGTTTTATTTTTTGAATCCCCTGAACAATTGAATCCGGGCCCTTAACTGTTGGTTGAATATTAAAACCGCTTGTTAATATTTCCCTAATAGATTTTGGCTCGGCTGAATCCGCAAATATTAAATCATTTCTTTTTATCCCTATTTGTGCCATTTGCTTGCAAATTTCGGGGTTTGTTAGGCCGTAATCATAAATATGCTCTTGAATATAAATGGAGCCCTCAGAAAGCCTTATTTGAACTAAAGCTGTTGGATCATTTGTAAAACCAAAATCCAACCCGTAACATTCCATTTTAAAATTTTCTGGCATTGCCTCAACTGACTGCCAATTTTCAAAAACTTTTCCCCTTTTACCACCGCCCCAAAAACCAAAAACATCAGAGCGGGCCGCCTCAGAATCCTCAACAATCATTCTTTCTAAAACTCGAATGTAATCAGGGTGCAAATTTTTATAATTATCCTTGTAAGTTGCATGAATTAATAAGGTATCCTCTGGCCTTACCTTATCATGAAATTCACTTTTTAAAAAGCAATCTTCATTGTCTGTATTGTAAGTAAAAATTATTTCAAGTTCAGCTCCTTTTACGGATCGCAAACTTTTATCTAACTTATCAAAATCATCCTTGCTTACTTCATCAGCCTCCTCGATCCAAACAAATGTTGCCTCTGTAATGGATTTCATTTTTGCAGTTGAATTTCCAGATGCTGCTCTAAACCCCTTTGCAAATATTCGATTTCCTGTTTTTAAGTGAGTTATTTGCATAGTGTTTTCCAAAATATGAAAATCATTTTGCAATTCTTTTTCCTCAATTATATCAATTATCTGTTGGAAAGAGCTTCCTCTAATATCCGCAAAATGTTGACGGGCTAAAATACCTCTGAAATATTCGGGGCTGTATAGCTTTGTTATTGCGTACTGAGCAACCTCAAATGATCTTCCAGCCCCACGCCCACCAAAAAGGTGCTTATATCGTTTCTTTGCCCTATACAAATCAACGTATGCCGAATTAACCCTCAGTTCTTTCATTCATATTTTGAAAAATTACCCGGAGCGGCTCCCCATCTTTGCCCGAATGCTCAAAACTCTGAACAGCTTTTCCGTGCGCTGAATCCATTAACTCCTTAAAAGCCTGTGTATCCCCCTCCCGAGCCTTTTTAATTTGAGCTAAAGTAATTATATCCTGCTGTTCAAGTTTTTCAATTATTCCAGTAATTGGATTTTTTACCTCTTGCTGAACTTCCAACCATTCACGAACAATTGTTGATCTATTCCGAACTCCTTTTGGGCGTCCATTTGGATTTCCGCTTTCGCCTTTTTCCCAATTAGGTTTTAAGTTTTCTAAATTTGGCATGATTCGGTGTTTTTTCGGTGATATTATTTAAACCACTGGTTGTAAATTTCAGTTGCTATTTGAGCCGTCATTACAGGAGGAACTGACATGCCAACCAAATATTTTGGTTCAATTTTTTTAAAGTTATAATCAAGCGGGTAACTTCCAATTTTGCAAACTTCATTTTTACTAATATAATTTGGTTTGCTATAGTGCAAGAGGGGTGAACTTGAGCTTGCAATTATTGTATTTGGAACCTCATTTGGGTTTACTTTAAAACTTCCAAAATAGTTTCCTTTAGGGTGAACAGTTGATAATGATTTTCCCTCCTTGCAAATTTTCCATAAAGGGAGCATTTCGCCAGTAATTGGCTTTCCGGTATCTAAACTTTCAACCTCTTTAAAAACAATTGGGCTTTCGTCAAAATTTAATTTAAGGGGTTTAAAATTTAGATCATTTCTTTGGCAAATAAAAAATACCCTTTCCCTTTTCTGAGGAACACCCATTGATGCGGCATTTAATAAAAACAATTGCACTTTGTACCCAGCTAATTCAAATTCTTTTTTTATTCTGTGAACGTATGCTTTTGCATTTCCTTGAATTAATCCTTTTACATTTTCAGCAATAACAACTTTTGGTTGTAATTTTTTTGCAAGTTTAATGTAATCAAAAAATAAATCATCAAGCCTCTGTTCCGCTTGCCCCTCCCTAAATATTTTTGTCTTTCCCCAATCCTTTTCCCTATTGCCTGCCATGCTAAAGGAGCTGCAAGGAGGTGAGCCATCTAAAATATCAAGCTTGTATAAATCATCAGGAAATTCTAACCTGTTTGCAAAATCTCTAATGTCCTCAATAAATAAATATTTTGGATCATGATTTAGTTTATAAACTTCTGCAATTGGTGGATCAATTTCAACCCCTCCTAAATGTTCAAAGCCCGCTAACTTATAGCCCATTGTTGAGCCGCCTCCACAAATAAAAGTTCCAAAAACTTTTAATCCGTTTTTATCCGGATAGCCATCTTTTAAATTCCAATTATAATTAAACCTGTGCTTATTCATTTCCCAAAAGTTTCCAAACAGCCTGCTCTGGTGTTGAGGCAATTTTGCTTAATTGTTCCCTTACTAAATTAAATTCCTCCTCAGTATATTTTAATTTAATAACCATTTCAGATTCTAAAGAGTCAATATCAATTTCCTCATTTGCATCTGAATAATCAGCAAAAATTGGCAAATCTAATCCCCAAGTTTGGAGCTCCTCGGAATCCCAATTTTGCGCTAAATCTTGAAAATCCCATTCACCAAAACCAATATTATCTTTTATTATAAATTCCCTCTGTTGAGCCTCTGTTAGATCGCTTGCCATAATAACAGGAATTTCTTTTAGCTTGGCCTCTTTGCACGCTTTTAAACGCATATTTCCTCCCAAAACTATATTATCCGCATTAATAACAATTGGGCGAATTTTAAGCATTTCGGGAAATTCCTTTATTGAATTAACAAGCTTTAAAAATTTATCGTCCTTTATTATTCGGGGGTTGTTTGGATTCGGTTTAATATCCGAAATTTTAAAAAGTTTTGTTTCTATCATTTAACAAAGTTAAATAAAAAAAGCCGAACGAATTAACGAACGGCTTTTTTGAAACTAAGCGTAACCCCTCACGCAATTATTCAAAACCTGAACAAATATAAATTAATTTTCAATTACCGCCCTATTTAAATAATTCTCCTCAGGGAATATTTCTATTTCAACTTCGCAATAATCAAAATTAATTAATTCTCCATCGGGCTTTCCATTACAGAAATAATAATTTATTTCAAGGTGTAAGCGATCCGATATTTTTTTGAATTCAGAATCTGAATTAAATAAAAAGTCAATGCCTAATCTATTGAATGCCAGTGCCTTAACCCCAATATCAATTTTATCCTCATCAAATAAATCAATTAAATTACAGTTCCATTTCTGGAGTTGTTGGATTAATTCAACTTTAGTGAATTTTATTTTTTGCCTTGAGTAACTTCTCATTTTTTAATTTATTAAAATACTTACAATTAATGATCCGACTGAATAACCTATACCCATGCAAAAGGCAAGTTTAATCCGCTGTAAATTTGTTTTGGCTTCTATTTGATACTTAATAAATGGTAAGCCTAAAAACGGCCCTATAAAAGCCCAAAACAGCATTTGAATTGAATCTTTATTTGCAACGGAGCCAATATAAAAAGTTGCTGCAATTTCAATAATAATACTTGAAATAAACAAAATTAAATATTTCATCCTGAGTAAGTCTGAGAATAATATTTTTCAAACTGATCCCGGGTAAAATTAATTGCTGCAATTGAGGCTCCATTAACCATATTAATTGCAAGCTCCTCCATTTGTTCCTTTTCCATTTCCCTTGCTATATCTAAATCATTATAATCTAAAACAAGGTGCGCGGTTGTAATTCCTTTATCAGAATTCCACTCTGTTAAAATAACTCTTTCTAATAGCCAATTTAAGGCCGTTTGCTTTTTCATAATTAAATTGTTTTGGGTTTTGTTTGCATTCCTAAATTATCAATTGTCTCCGGGCTGTCGTTCCAAGAGCAAATTAATTTTTCGTTTGCTGTTCTAAAGTCAGAATATAAAAAATTAATTGGGTTTAAATTTCCATGTTTTGAAATGTTTGTTTCGTCCCGGCGTATTTCACAGCGTGATGTTAAAAATTCAATCATAGATTCATGATCTAAGAAATCAAAACCATTTTTTTTAAGAGCTTCACGGATTCCATTTTCAATAAATCGGGTATATTGCTCCTGAGTTGAATTTAGGATTTCTATTGCGTCGGTATTATCTTTTAACTTAGTTTTTAAAAGATCATTTCCATAAATTTCAGCGGTAAATTTTAGCGCGCCTTTTATTTGTTCGCGTTTGTTAAAATTTGGTTTTGCTTTCATAATTTTCTATTTATAAATTGGTTTTTCGGGTAATTGCATCCAATGAGTTACTTGTTTCGATTTTTCGCCAAGTTCAAATAAATAAAATTCATTTTCATTATTAACGCTTATACCTAAACAAATAGGAGCATCTAAATCATTTACATTGCAACATAAAACAGTTTCAAAATGATTTGGCATTGTATCTTTTCTAACTTCTATCCAGTACATATTATTTTTTTTTAAAATGGTAATTCTCTATCGACTTCGTAAAATGATTTATTAGGCTGCAAATTAGTTTTTAATTCTTGAAATTGATTTGGGCTTTCATTCATTCCATAAAAACTACTCATAGTTGAATTATGCCGAAATCCAACTGATCCCGTTGCCCCTTGCCTGTGCTTTTCAAATAATAAAAATACTTCGTTTGTATAGGGATTTCCTGTTTCCTCATTTTTTAATTCATAGTATTCAGGGCGCCAAATAAAGGCCACAGTATCCGCATCCTGTTCAATGCTTCCGGATTCACGTAAATTTGAAAGCATTGGCTTTTTATCCGCTGTTTGTTCACATTGTCTGTTTAATTGGGCTAAAACTATAAATGGAATGTTTAGCTCCTTTTGTGCCGCTTTTAAAGTCCTTGATATTTGGCTTACCTCAGCCTCTCTATTGCCCCCTTTAAACCCCTCTAAGGTCATTAATTGCAAATAATCAATAACTACCCAAGAGCACTGATTTAAACGCGCCTGACGCTTAATTATGCGTATTGCTTCATTTACCCCGCATCCAGCCTTATCATAAATTTTAAAAGGTTTGTTTTCAACTATTCCAATTGTTTTTTCAAAATAGGTTAATTCCTCATTGTCTAAAGTACCATCCCTTAAAGCTGAGGACCGTATTTTTTCATTTGCATTTTGGAGAATTAAGCGCTGCGTTAATTGGCTTTGACTCATTTCAAGATTGAAATATATTCCGGGCTTTCCTGTTTGCATCCCAAAGAAAAGGGCAAGGGCTGTTTTCCCCATTGATGGGCGCGCACCTAAAATAATAAATTCATTTTGCCAACCTCCTGTGAATTTATTTATTGCCTCAATTCCTGTATTTAAACCGCTTGTTAATCCGGATTTTGAAAGCTCTGCTCGTCTATAATAGGCATCCCTTTCATTAGTTGTTAACTCTGGCATTTCAACTATCTTTTGGAGCTCTGTTCCCTCCTCAGTTAATTTTGTTAAGCGCTTAATCATTTCATCAGCAATATCCCGCCCCGGTTTTTTTTCATGCAATCCTATACCAACCTCATAGTAAATTTTAGAAATAGATCGAGTAATAAAAGAGTTTTGAATACTTTCTAAGATTTCGGGAATGTTCTCATTAAAAGTAACAAATTGAGTTAAATTAATTGCTTCTAAGTATTCAGGCATTAAAAATGATTCGGAAGATTTCCAAGCGGAAAGCAAGGTTATTGCGTCCGGTCTTTTGTTCTCTTCATTAATTTTTTTTATAAAATAAAAAGTTTTTCGGCAAAGATCATTTTCAAAATGGTGTAAGTCAATTTGGGTTATAATTTCTTTGTGGATTTCTCCCGGAGAAAGTAAAATTCCAATTAAGGTTTTTTCAATTTGTTCGTTTGGATTATTCATAATGTAATTTCAGTTTTGAGGTTTGTTTAATTTCGTACTTGCCGGAGTTTTTTGGATCGCTTTTCATTTCCCAAAGTTTGTTTTTAATTCCAAAGCTTGAAAATTGGTTTACTCTAATCCCTCCATTTTCATTTGGGGTTGTGTAATGATTTATAAAATCTTTGAAAAGGATTTCAGGATAGCCGTTGTTTGGGTTTTCATCTTTAAACTTTTGAACTTCAGAAATAAATTCGGCCTCTGAACATTTTTTAAACCATTTACCTGTAGTTAATTGATTTCCTAAATCAATTTTATTCTTATCCTTATTTTCATCCTTATCCTTATCCTTATCCTTATAGGCTTCTACTTGGCTTTTAAGTCGCTTCTGTTTCGCTTCTGTTTCGCTTCCAATTGGCTTTTTTTTTGGTTTACTTCCGTTTATGTAATTTGTGTTTCCTTTCTCTAATACAGGCCTTATTAATCCAAAAAAAGCCTTATTAATTCCAGATAGGTTTGGCTCCTTAAAATTTAATGAATATTCAAAAATTGCATTATAAATTATTGCTTGATCTTCTAAATCTAATTCCTGTAATGATTCATAAATTGAGCGGTAAAAAATGCAAGTATCCCTGTTTTCCATTTATTATTTTAATTAAAAAAGCCTGTTAACGGCTGCGGTGGAATCGGTTTATTTCTAAACCTCGCAGCCCTCAACAGGCAAAATGTTTTTAATGCGTTCAGGATTCCACCTCTAAACGATTTTCAAATATAAGATTATTTTTTTAGCGCCTCTTTTTTCTTGTTCTTAAAATTATCTAATAAGGCAAAATTTATATTTGGCACCCTTGCCCAATCATCATTATTATCAATTGGAAGATCAGGAGGAACTAATTCAAAGCTCTCAAAAACCTTAACATTTTTTAAATTATGTTTTTCAATTAAGGCATCTTGCCTCCCTCCATAACTTGCTGTTAAAACTAAGTTTTTTGGAATTTCATTAATTCTATTTACCCAATATTGAATTGATTTTGTATAAGCCCAAAATTCAATTTCGGGGTTTTCTTTTGCAATATTAATCCACATGTCAAAATACTTTTGATTAAAAAAATCCCCCGCAGCATGTAGCCTAATTGATTTGCAGTCCTTAGGAATAATTGGAAGCCCTCCACCTTTTATAAATTCAAAATTATTCCATCTGTGCTCCCTTACACCCGGGAAGCGTTCCGGGTTAGCTGCATAACATTTATACTGTCCTCTTTCAATATCAAATTTACCTGTTATCCTATTAACAGTTACCTTACATTCCAAGGCAAAGGGGCAAGTGCTACCTGTGGGCAAGTTCCACTCATAAACAACTCCTGAATAATACTTTTTATTTTTAACAAATTTCCCTTGTTTCATTTTAATTATTTTTAAAGCTCTGTAAATAGTTCAAATTGTTGGGAGTTTAAGGATTTATAAATACCTAAAGCGCTCTGGAATATTGCAAGCCCAATCTCTGGAGCCACACAATTATTTAAAACTTTTTCTTTGTTGATCCCTGAGTATTTTGATAAATCAAATCCAAGTTTTTTGTGGTTGTTTGTTCTTAATTCAGCTTGAATTTTTCCACCTAAATCATTTTTCTTTCCATTCATCCGCCCAATTTGTTTTTCAAACTTCAATAAAGGAATATTAAAATTTGCCCAAAAATAATGCCTACCGCTTATTTGAGGTTTAATTAAAGGCTCATAATAACTTTTTACATTTTCAATTATAAACCTACCCTTAAAAAAAGTTTGGAGCAAAATAATTTCCTGATATAGGGCCATGTCTGGATACCTTTTAACCCCTTGAGCATTTAAAAAATGATTTGTAATTGAGTGCGTAGGGCAAGGAGGTGAGCACCAAATAAAATCAAAGCTCTCATAATTATTTAAAAGATATTCATGGGCATCAGCAATAATTACTGTGTCATTTGGGTATAAATCCTTGTAAACATTTGCAATATTTTCATCAAATTCAACAGCAGTAATTTCAATATTTTCCGCATCCCAAAGCTTTCTGTTTCCTCCAATTCCCGCATAACAATTTAAAACTTTGTAAGGCCTATTAATGGACAAATTTTGTCCATTTGTTTGCTCTTTTATAATCTTATCTTGGATCATTTTAATGAAATTTAAATTGATTTTATTTTAACAATTTTTCAATAGACAAAATATTTTTCCGTGAACAACTTTTGCATTTTCACACTTACCGGAGCGAATATCATAATAGTTTAAATTGCAGCTAAGTTTCCACATTTGGCGAAAGGAATAATTATTTAAAAACTTTTCGCAGAATTGTTCAAAGGTTAAATCCATTTCATCCAGCATTACAAAAGGCTCTGTTTTATGCTTAACTAAATAATTTTCAAATTCCGCTTTCATCTTCAAAAGTTTTTTTAAAATAATCTTCTCCCTGAGTGTAAAAAGTTCCTGAATTGTAAGCATTAATTATTTGCTCCTTTTCCATTTTTTGGGCCTGTTCAGTAAAAACAACGCTTAAATAAGTAGTTCCGAATGCTTTTGAATATTCCTCTGAATGTATTTGCTCAATTAACCATTCAACCGCCGTTTGTTTTTTCATTTAATAAAGTTCTTAAATCAATTAATAAATCTTTTGAATTCTTTGCTGTGTATCTAAGCAATTTAAAACCCATTAAAGAGGCTCGATTATATTTCTCACAGTTTGCTGTATAACCTGTTAATGTTTGGTGCCCGCCCATCCCGCTCCAGTGGTTTCCTCCCATCCCCTCAAATTCAATTAAGCAATTAAATTCAAGTATAAAAAAGTCAGATTTCCACCGGCGCGAAATGTCAAAACGGAACTCTTGTGCAAGTGTTAAATTATAAGCAATACAGAATAAATTAATTTCCGCCTCAAATGTTTTCTTGCTCATTTATTAAATAGGTTTAAATTCATCCATTCGCGGCACTCTAAAACCCTTTTATTGATAGCCTCTATTGTTTCCTCATTCCTTTCTATTTCAAGCTCAAATACGCGCTCATTTATAGGAATATCTTCATAAATACTTAACCGCTCTATTTCCTCACATGCTGCCAAATATTCTATGCTTTCAAGATCAGGGCAATTTAACTTAAACCAAAGATTTTTCTTTTCCTGTTCAATTAAATTTAATGGGGTATTAACTAAGCAATAGGCAAGTGTTGATGATTTTGCCCCTGTCAAGCTCATGTACCCATGCAGCTGAAAATAATAATCCTTATTTAAGGTTTCATTTTTTGCTTTGAAAAAAGAAAAAATATCCCAACTTGTTTTAATGTCAGTTACAATTTCATTTTTTAAAATATCCCATTCACCTGTAATAAATTCATTGCTCATTCGGGCCTTATTGTTTACAAAATAATTCTTTTTAAACTTTGAATATAGTGTAATTGATTCCTCCTCCTGAGCAATTCCTTTTTCAAGGTATTTATTTTGAATGCTTTTTGATCTTCCATATTTTTCATTAATAAAAATCTTTATTAATTCGGATTTACAAGTTTCTGAAAGCTGCCCGGATTTGCTCCGGGCTTCAGTCATTAATGCCCCTAAAGAGCTACAGCGAAATTTTATATTGTCAGCGTTCATTCCTCTATAAATGTTAAACTATTAAATTTATCTTGAAAAATTTGTTTAAGCTCCTCTGGAAC